ATTGCAATAGGGTCAAACGAAAAACTTAAATCAGCCATTAGCTTTCTCCTACACTACGGCTCAGGAGTCCCGTCATACACAACGGTGATCTGGCCCGCAGCGTTTCTACGCATGTACTTAATACGATATTCACCCGACCCAGGATTTGACGCGATCGCAGTACCGGCAAGAATGCCGCCGACGGTTTGGATAGATGAGCCGTCCCAGTATTTAAACACGCAGGCGGTTCTATTCCACCACATAAAGCCTCTTTCGTCTGCTCCCCAAAGTGACGTATCTGGGTCATTCAGGTATGACCAAATAGCGAGCAGAGTACGTGCTTCGGGCGGATGACATATTGCCATTAGAACCTATTAACGTATACACTCGCGTTAACGTAGGCATCTCTACCAGAGCCCCCCGCAGCCGCGTTGGTCACGGAGTAAAGCCTGATGGCTTCTGGTCCCACGGGCAGGTCATCGGTTTCCTGTATGGCATTAAGCCCGTTCATCATGATCTCCTTCGTAATCAGGGGCTCAGTGTCCCACGAGTCACGAAGGCTGTCGTATGACTGCATGATAAACGTGATCTTTTCCGCACAGGACCCGTGAACACCCTGCACAAAGTATGTGATAGTAGCGCTCAAGGCTTCCTCTAGAGAAATCTTCTGCGCCGCGAAATCCGTGGGAGTTACCTCTGTTGAGGCAACTGGGGCTAAATGGTCACCCGCGGGGATGCAATTGTATCTTTTCATCCTGTCTTCTCCACCGGCGGTATCGCACTTTTGATTGTGTTCACAACCCTTAGTGCGCCCTCAGCACGAAAGCCCTCCGCCGTAACGGCTTCCAGCTGCTTTGCCAACTCAAGCTTTTGAACCTGGAGGTTCTGATACGTCTGCACCAGGTTCCTCTCCAGGTCCAACAGCTGCTGTCGTTCTGCGTCTGTCATTTTGCGGGCGGAACGTTCTGGCCACCGGGAATAACCACAAGCTTCGGTTTTTCAACCGGCTCAGGGGCGGGAGCTTGGGGCAACGGCTTGGGGATACTTGACAACCCGCCGGCCTTAAGAAGCTGCACGAGTCGAGTTTCTCCTTCGATCCGCCTCATCTCGTCCGCAGTGGCTTGAATCTGCTGTTGAAGACCGGTGAACCTCTCCTGGAGAGTCTTGTACCCATGCGCAAGATTCTTCTCCATGTCCTCGATCTTCAGTACGTCACCTTTAATTTCTTCGGTCATAATGACCTCCTTATTAGAATGGGAGGGGAACATTTCGCTCCCCTCCTTGAAAGACTTAAGCGACAACCGCACCATTCACGCCGACAACGTTCCAATACCCGTTGGTATACAGAAGCGTCGCACCCTGCCCGACGGCAGAGAACGTGATGGTGTTGAATCCGGTTGTAACGGAGGGGGTCAAGACAGCATCGCCCACAGCGTGTGCGATCATGACGATGTACTTGATTTGCCCTTCCTGCCCTGCCGCGATAGTCGGTACCGCGGCCCCTGTCGTCACCAGGTGGGTGATTGCCGTGGTCAGGTCCACCGCATTCGTATCGGTAACGACATCCGGCGCAGTTGAGAACCGGGCCATGCCGGTGATCAGCGGGTTGCTGACCGTCTTGTTCGTCAAGATATCCGTGGTTGCCTTACCGACGAGTGTGTCCGTAGCATCGGGAAGAGTGAGAGAACGATTGACCGTCTGCGAAGAAACGAGCGACATGACGGCTCCGGGAGTAGCTCCCGCGAGATTGAATCCCAACGCCTTGGTGTTGTTCGTGAGGTCGACGAAGGTGCAAGACGACTCGAACGTCTTGTTCTTCAAGAGCTGCGCGGTGCCCAGATACGCGACGAACTCGTCTCCACCAGGATCACCAAATGTGATATCTCTGGCAGACGCAGCGGGCTCGACCCACTTCAGTGTGATGTCCCGAGTGGTGTTGTTCAACACGACACCGGTGTTGAAGACCGGCGATGTGGTCGTGAGTCCGGCGAAGGTCGGCGAGTCTGCGATTGTCAGTCCGGCGACAGCAGCCTGGTTTAGCGCAGCCCACGCAGGAGCAACGCCAATGCCGCCAGAAGCGAGATAAGAACCAACAGCGACATCAGCCAGCTGGCTAAGGACACCAGCCGCCGACGCATAGAGCAGATCACCAACCGTGTACGTGGTGATGTTCGTGCCACCATAGCCGACTCCGATGGTCCCGCCGTTGTAGACGCAGGTGTTATCCAACGTCTTGTTGGACAACGTCTGAATGAATGCCTCGAAGACAAACGTGTCATCGCCCAACAGAAGCGGGAGAGTGATATTCCTATCCGCGTCGATTGCGGTAGGAGTCACAATGTACTGGAACGTGCCGGCAAGATTGTTGATCTGCGGCGTGGTAAGAACAGGACTCGTAAGAGTCTTGTTCGTCAGGGTTTGAATGAAGTCCGCGAAGACGAAGACATCGTCGCCGAGCAGCAGCGGAAGTGTGATATTCCTGTCGGCGGCGATTGCCGAAGGAGCGAAGACGTACTGGAAGGTACCCGCCAGGTTGTTGATCTCTGGAGTTGTGAGAACCGGCGAAGTCAGCGTCTTGTTGGTCAGAGTCTGAATGAAATCGGCGAAGACAAAGGTGTCATCCCCGGCCAAGAGCGGCATCGTGACGTTACGATCCGCAGCAATAGCTGACGCAACGAACACGTACTGGAAGGTGCCAGCGACGTTGTTGATCTGGGGCGTAGTAAGAACAGGGGAAGTCAACGTCTTGTTCGTCATCGTCTGCGCAGCGGCGAGGAACACGAATTCGTCGTCACCCAACGGGTCGTTGACCATCAGAGTCCGTCCGGCGGCGGGAAGAGTGAAGTGCAGAGTGTAATCGAACGCTCCAGCCTCGCAAACGGTGTCCTGCGCCAACTTGTCAGCGAGTGAAACCGTAGGAGCAGCCCAAATCGGAGGAGCTGCGGGACCCTGAGTTTTCAGGAAGAAGTTCGGCGTGGCGTCTGCAGCCAGCCTGGCCCAGTTCGTCCCGTCGAAGTAGATGACGTCCCCTTCGGTCTGGCCGGCGATCTTGAGGTTCGCGATCGGAATGTCCGTGAGGGTGTTGTCATCGCCGTCGATCGTCTTGTTCGTGAGCGTCTGGATGTGATCAGCGAAGACGAACACGTCGTCTCCGGTGAGAAGAGGCAGAGTCACAATCCGGTCGGCGGCGATAGCCGTCGGTGTGAGAACGTACCGGAACGTCCCTGCCAGGTTGTTGATTTGCGGGAGAGTAAAGACCGGCGAAGTGAGCGTCTTGTTCGTGAACGTCTGAGCAGCCGCGAGATACGCGATACTGTCATCCCCGCCCGGATCTCCGAAAGTCAGCTGCCGAGAGGCCGCAGCCGGCTCTGAAGCGATAACCGTAAGGTTCCTTGTCGCTCCAACGAAGACCATGCTGGTGCCGAGATAAGCCGATCTCCACGGAATCGGTTCTGTTCCCAGATCGTCCGTGTTCAGCGTGTCGCTAACGAGCGACGTGTTGATGGCAACAGCAACCAGGTTGTCCAAGGCCAGCGAGGCTGAGGAGCCAGCTGCGAGCCCAAAGACGGTGCCATCCGAATCCTGATCCGCGGGAAGCGCGTTGCTGATGCGCAGCTTCCCCGTGTGATCAACCCACAAATACCATGTGGTAATCACGCCCGAATCGTTAACGGAATCCATACACCAGATAGCTGGCATATCCGCTTCGGGTTTAGCCTGTATGTGACGAATAGCGCGATAGGTCAGGCCGTCCCCATCGTGCCTTTCTCCATGTCTGATTGTCATGTGTTTCTCCTAAAGGCGGGATAAGGGGGCATGTAGCCCCCATCCCCCGTCAGGTTAGATCCCGGCAGACCCGTACGTGCCCCACCAATGAGTGAAGCCATGCGAAGCTCTGAACCGGACCATATACTTCGCATTTCCTGTGTTCGGATCGTCGTATCCACGGAACGCGGGTTTGATCCTCCAGAACATCTTGAGGTAATGATCGTCCTTCCGGGACAGGAGGGCCCAGAAGTCGTCATCCGTGAGATAGTGCAGAATCATCTTCTGCAGCTCCCACTCCTTGACGGCGTTGATCTCGTTGTCGTTGGTGAACGGCTGGAGATCGGTGCCGAGGGTTTGCGTGATGATCCTACGCTGTTTCGGACCGCTGATGACGTACTTGGGCTTGATCATGAGAGGCAAGCCGTTGTCATCGGTCAGGGTCTCCCAAGACTCCAGCGCGGAGTTGAGGGTCGTAGGATCGAAGTCGCAGGTGACGGCAGGCATATTCGACAGCACGCCACCAGCAACCTTGAGTTGCGTGTGATTCGCGTTGAAGAGCGAAAGTCCATCGACGCCCTTGTAAGCAGCGTTAAACCCGTTGTTCAGAACGGACGCTCCCAAAACGTCGAGGGTCTGTTTGACGGCAATCGCCAGAGCCTTGGAAGCTCTCGAAACGATGCCGTAAAGTTCGTCTTCCTGACATTCCTCCGTCACCTCATACCCGAGGGCGTAGGTTTTGTGCAGGTACTGAAGTTTGTCCGAGAGAGCCATGATGTCAACCGACGGCTGAACACCTTCTCCCTTTTCCGGAACCAGGCCGAACCCGGCGACGACAGCGTCTTCTTCCTGCCTCTTCGTGCTTGTCTCGATGTTGAGGAACTGTTCATACTCCGAAGGGTACGAGGCGTAGTTCAGCATGTAGACCTTATGCAGGCCCGGGTACATAAGATTGGCGAAACCTGATCTCATCATTGGGCTGGCCATGATTAGTACTCCCTCGCGTAGCCGGTGCCTTCTCTACGGAAGACGAATCCGACACGCCCGTTGACTGTGCCGACCGGATCGATGAAGTCCATGATCCGAATCTGATCCCTGGTGTTGGAGTCTTTGTCGATCTGCCAGACACCCGAGGAAGCCTCGATGTCCCAAACAGCATTGAGGTCCGCTTCCTGAATGGCGTTCAGAACTGCCGTGCCCTGAACACATCCGAGAAGCTCTGTCATGTCGGTGAGGATCAGGACGTCGACGACGTCACCAGCAACAGCTCCGCCAACAGCACAAGGCTGCAGCGCAAGCGCGCCGATGGATGCAGGATCCGCACCGCAGACAACCGCCAAACCCGCGGTCATGGTCAGCGGCTCACCCGCCTTGAACGTTTGACCTGCTGTAACAGGCCACTGCCTGATGACGGGCGGGGTGCCATCAAGCATTTTAAGCAATCTGAAAGCATAGATAGCCATCTACTACTCCTTGTCTTTGCCCTCGTCCACAACCACGTTGAAAGCCTTGTGAGAAGCACCGAGGGCTCGTTTGATCTCCTCACCAGACTTTCTGTACCCATGTTTGATGGCATCGAGTTGACGTTGCTGCCTGTCCAGGTTCTTCTTCTCTTTGACCTTGGCAGCTTCTTCGGGAATATGAGCGAGGCCCAGGTTGCCGATTTTGATCATCCCGTCGGCGGCCTGATGGTGCTCGAGGATTGTCCCCTTAACGGAGGGGTCCGCTTTATTCACGAACTCGAAGCCTTCAATCTTTTTTCGACTGACGTTTTCCGGATCTAGACGAACGAGACGATAACGCTTGCCCGTCTGTTGATGAATCTTGGTGACCAGTTCATCTATCATACCCATGTTATTTCCCCTTCTTGGACGCGGCGATAAATTCGTCGACGTCGATCACGGTTTGAAACTCCGCGTATTCCTTGTCTGTCATATGAAACTGCTTCGCCATCGCCTGTTGTTCAGCGGTTAACGTAGCAGGAGCCGGCCCACCAGCGGGTGACGTAGGAGCCGTCAACGGAGGCGGAGCAGCTACGGGCTTGACAGTCTTCAACTGATCGGCCTTGGCCATACGATAGGCATAGTCCCAACCATAGTCAGGATGCACACGATACGCAGGATCCATGGCGTTGTAGTACTCCGTAGCCTTCTCCTGAAGCTCCGTGAAGTCAGGGCGGGAGGACTTGACGACCTCCTTCATTAAGGACCCTAGCCCATCGATGAGGGGCTTCATGGTTTTGTCGAGAGCAGAGGTGATAGCCTTCTGCTGATCTTCTGTGAACGCGTTCGTAAGGTCAGGGACGTCTGCCGCGTTGGTGTTCGCGTTCTTACTCGTGTCTTCCTCGAGCTTATGCGCGCCCCATTTGCGCCACTGGCTAGTTTCCTGTTCGGCCTTGACCTTCGCGGCTTCGGCTTCCTCGTAACTGGCGACGATGTCCGCCACTGTCTTTCCCCGGAATTTCTCCGGAATTTTGTCCCCATCTACCTTCAACGTTGTCGGATCGGCGGGGGGAGTTGTTTCGGGAGCCGGAGGCGTAGTGCCGCCCGGTTGTTCCACATTAGGCTCTGGCATGTTATTGCTCCTTAGTTTGCTTTATTTCTTCACCCAACGTTACTGGGGTGTCAATGACTGTGTCGAGGATGTCGAGTTCAGCCCGCACCATCAAAATCTCATCCGGGGGGCAAGACCGCAGGTTGTCCAAAAGGACCTCCTTGCGCGCCGAAAGCTGCTCCCTGATCAGGTGCCATACCGGGTTGTCCAGGAACTCCTCCAGTTGCGACTGCGTTACTTGCATCTGGTTCTTCTCCTACTAGAGGCATGAAAGCCCCCGTGTATATATCAGGTGACATTTCACCGTATGAAATCAAAACCTTGTCCATCTTGGCCGCGGAGGCTCGCATGACCTTGAGAGTTGAGTCGCGCATCTCGGGCGTAGGTGCCGCAAGCGCATTTGCCGCGTATTGGAACATACGGTCGTAGTAGTTCCCCAGCATCTCCATTGTGGTGACGGCATCTTGCTTCTCTACTTCCTTGTTCATAGCCACGTGAGAGACGCTGGCGACCATGCAAAGAGACATGTACGGAGGCGTTTCTGGAAGGTCAAGAAACTCCTGCATGTACTTTCCGTCTTTACCCAGGACCATAAACGGTTCGTGAGCGTCCAGTCTCTCATGCATCTCGCGTACGTTGAACATACCGAGGTCGTCGAGGGACTCACGGCAGTCATGGATGGTAAGGTCGAATCGTCTTTGACCCTCTTGAATGAGGGCCAATGTCCCCGTAGCCGTACTATTCCGGCCCACGGCGGAAGACTCACGTCCGAGGGAGTAGTCGCTAATGCCTGACCGGCGTTCCCCGAGTTCCCAAATGGCTTGGACGAACTGGGGGTTCAGCTGGAAAGGCTGACCCATAGCGAAGGCTTGCAGATCCTTCTCAGGATCGTTGAGGAGGAAAAGCTTGCCGGGATAGACATCCGTGTCAGCCCTGAGTTGTGCGCCCTTCTTGCCCTTAAAACACTGTAGGGTAGAGATCTTAAAGTTGTCCACGAGGGTGTTGTAAAGGCTGTAGAGGGCCGCATCGAAGGGCATCGTCATCTCGATAACGCCGAGGCCATTCACACCGTAGTCACGAGGCCCGTAACGGAAGAGCGTTATTGGCCAACGACTGTAGGTATCTTCCTCGAGGCGGAGGACCTCTCGATACTCCGGATGGACTGTTAGAATGTAACGTTTGTATTCCCCCTTCGTCCCAAGATCGAAACGGAGGTAGTACTCCCGACAGTTGATGCGCTTAACGGAGTAAGGCTCTTCACCGGCACGCTTTTGAGCGGTTTCGTCAGCTTCTGGCTGCTGTTCCTCGCTGCGGAGGACCTTGTCGGAAATCTCGTAGTCACCCTTGAGCTTGAGCTCTCGGGCCATCTCTTTCGTCCAGCAAAGAGTTCTGCCCCACCAAGGCATTTTCTCGAGTTCGTCAAAACCGCCCGGGAACCGAAGGTCCTTCATGGGGATAGCTTCACACACAATTCCGTTACGAACGACGTCTTCCACAGTGGATTTAATCCCTAGGAAACCTTTCTTCGTGCGGGTCTGAGTCTCACGGACCCAGGGCGTAAGCATGGCTCCGGTTCCCAAGCGGACACATTCGAAGATGCACTTGCGCATCTCTCGGTAGAGACGCATTTCCGTCTGAATCTTGTAGTCGAGGAATCGTTCAAGCGACTGGGCGACCTTTGACCAGTCCTCATTCTTCGTGGGGCGCGCTGACCAGAAAGGTCTGTATGCGAATATTGTGTTTAACAGACGCGCTGTGATGCTATCGACGAATGTCGCACCCATTAGAACGGGGAAGTTTGACATCCACTTCTGTGAGCGGGCTTTCACCTCGCCGTAGTAAGTAGCGTTCCACATCTCCCGTTTGCGTTGGAGGGGTTCGAAGGTATCGCGATCGGCGAGATCACCTTCCGTGAGAATGTAGTCTAGAAGGCGTTTCTTCGTGGTCTCGTCAATACGGATTGGATCGCCCATGTCAGATTCCTGTTATCGGGTCGAGGGACGCTAAATGCTTCCGATCGACCTCACGTTGGAATTCGTAATCGTCATCGGCCTCAGGCGCATTCATTTGTACCATAAGCCAAGCCCAGGCGTCAAGGCCGTCCTTCGTTTTGCCATTCGGGAAGGAGAAGGACTCCTCTATGAAGCAAACACAGTCACGGTGAATGTAGCCTAAGCCTTTATTGAAGAAGGACCAACCATCTCGAATACGTGGATCCTTCGATTGCGTTGAGTCTTTCGGGAGGGAGAAGAGGTTCGGGATATCTTCTTCCCTCTTCCAGATCTCGAGAGCTAGAGGGGCAAGAGCGACTTGGTATCCAAACCCCTCCACACCAATCTGAATAGGGTGCCATTTACGATGGAGCCGCATAATGTCGGCCAGGAGAGTAACGGGGTCGGAACGACTTGCGAGTTCCTCGAGAAGGAAGCGCCGCCCTTTAGAGTCGATTCCCCCGATGATAATGAAATTTCGGGAGGTGAGCTTTTGTGCGGAAGTCGTCGCCATCGAGTGCCGAAGGTCCACCGAGCCATAGATGTTAAGATGCCCATAAGGAACCTCCTCACCCGATTCAAGTTTCAAACCCGTTGCCGTTCGTTTGTAATACTGGAGGTTCTGCGGCTTGAACTCGGCGACTGACGCGTCTGAGGGGTTGTTCATCCACTGCGTGGCGAAGTTGTACGGGTCTACCTTCTGCTTCCGCATTAACCAGTCGAGGGAGTACATCTCGGGGAAGATTGGCTTACCGGCCTCGATTGCCTGACGGTAGTAAACCTTATACTCCGGATGATGCTCCATGATGTATGCAGCGAGGTCGATATGCGACCAGTGGTTCATGACGACAATGACGACGCGGTCTTCAATCGGAGGGCGAAGCAAGCCCTCGCGCTGTTCGAACCGGTCGGTTAACTGCTTCATCAACTCCGGCTTGTTGAACGTGTTCTCGTCCACTAAGTCGTCGTAGATGATGTAGTCGTAGTGACGGGAAGTAACTGATGTGTCTTGCCCAGCAGCTTCCCAAGTAGCCTCAGGCCAGTCAATGCTCCGCGGGAGGCAGGCTTCGTCCTTATTCCACCTCGTGGAAAGCTCAGAGCGGAGTTCGGGGTATACCGTGCGTGTGAGCACGCCACGTTCGAACTTACTACGAATCTGGCCCACCATCTTCGTGGCGTTCTTCATGGTGTTCGCGACTATGAGGCCGGTTTCGTTTGGGTTACGAATACCCCGCCAAAAGGGGTACGAGATTGTAAAGATGGTTGATTTGTAATGATCCCGCGGGACCAAACAAAGGACGCGTTTGTACGTTTGTGCGCCCTCTGCGATAGCCGCCATTTCATAGTGCAGATGCGTTGTGAGGTTCCGGTAGCCAAGGAGTGCTTGAGACGTGAAGAATAAACCGTTCTGTGTTTTCTCCCGTAGCTGACTAGGGAGTTGGCTTATCTGGTTCGTTAGCACTGTGTTGTCCTATTGGCACGTCTTTACCGGATTTAAGCAGTTCGTCAACATTCTTCGTTTGCATGTGCTCACGGCCCACACGTTCTTTCTCAAGGGCCCCCGCGAGGATCTCGGCATCAAGGGAGTCGATCTTGAAGATGCGAGTCTCCTCAACTTTCGTCTGCTTGCCAAAGCCCGCGCGGTCCAAAATGTCCTGCGAGATGTTTGCCACCAGACTCTCTGATGCGGCGCAGCGTTGAAGCTGTACGAGGCGGTCGAAGGAGGCGAACGCCGCCTCATTCAGCTCTTCACGTAGGTTACGAGCGTCGGAATTGATTGTCTGGTCTATCCCCTCATACTTCTTTGCGGTCAGCTTTTCAAGGAGCTCCTTGAAGGCCGGCCGCCGCATAAGGGCCATTAGGCGGTCTTCAGGGATGAGTGTTGCTTGTGCAATCTCGCTCACTTCCTGTTTCATCAACAGCCGTCGGGCGATCTCGTGGTATATCACGTTGAAGACAACTTTTGGCCTCGACATTCTATTCCTCTGCTTCTTATGATATAATTATACGCTAGTTTGGCGAAGCCTGCAAGGGCCACACTTGTTTCCGGCCTTTGCTTGGGGATGGCGAAAATTTTGTCAAAATTGGGAGAGACGTATGGAGTAGTCTGCGCGATTTTTCATTGGGGGGGTCAAAGATATATAGATATAGAATTCTAGACAAGTAGATTGGGAACAAGAGTTCCCTATTAGTCTAGAGATTCAAGGAGGTGCAAGTTGATTGTATAGAGTTGTAGTATTCTAGTCTTATAGGCTTCTATACTTGCCTACGAAAGTATAGATCGGTGAACGAAATGTATAGGAGATACTTAAATGTCTACTCTTAAGAAAGAAACCGTCAACAACTTCGAAACCCTCGCCAAACAGTATGATATCAATTTCGTCCTCAAGGCCATTCATCATTACGAGAAGACGAAGGAATATCATGCCGCCCGGAATGAGAGGATTAAGAATGTCCTCAAGATTGCGAAGGAACAAGGCCTTTATTGACGGCACGATCTGATATCTTACCGATCAGATCTTCTATAGACTAGAGAATCTAGTTTATAAACAAGAGTTTATGAAATAGAGTCCATACTCTATTCCGTCTGTACGACCACTCATACTCGTAGTCTGCGTACTAGGTGACAGCTGGCCTTAGGGCTCAGGCTGTCACTAAAAGTTGAAATTCATTTTCGACTGTAGTATAATGATTATGAGATGAGAGAAGAGATGAGAAGACAATACGGGAGCAGTTGCTCCCAGTCTTACATCTCACTTTCGGAGGTATTACAATGACCAACATCGAGAAGGCCCTCGAGGCCACGGACATGGATGAGCTCATCGAAGCCTGCGGTGGTGAAGCTGAAGCCTTTACGGTCCTCAAACGCGCCGTTCACTTCCAGGAAAAGTCGAGACTCCAGCACAAGAATGCTTACCTGAAACGCCAGGTTCGCGTCAAGGCCATGGAAGAGGAGCTCGAGAAGAGAGGAATCAAGCTGTAAGCAGTGAAGCCCGACGAAGCGCGAAGGAGAGAGCGAAGCCCGCAGGTGCATGTGCCTAGCTCTCTCCTCTATGCGCGCGTTCCCCCCTCCAAACGGGCTTTGAGTTTAAGATCATTGAGGTTTTGAATGATGATGATATATATATA